GAGTGGTTCCTTACGCATTCAATAAAGACAATCCTTTCATTGAATTGTTCTTTCATTACGATTTGGGTAGTAAGTCATATCTTTCACCTGTTTCATTCGGTCGTCCTGACCCAATCGAAGAGTTCTCTCAAAAGCTAAAAGCTTCGGGTAACAAAGAAGACTATCGTCTCGCCCGTAAGATTGAAGCTAAAATGAGAACTTTCGCTCCAATCATTGTCAGAGGTGAAGAAAATCAAGGTGTGAAGTTTTGGGGCTTTGGTAAAACTGTTTACCAAGAACTTCTTTCTATCATTGCCGATCCCGATTATGGTGACATTACCGATCCAATGAATGGTCGTGACATCGCAGTCGAATTCAAGACGGCAGAAGAAGTTGGAGCTTCTTTTCCTAAAACAAGTATCCGAGTAAAACCGAATCAAACTCCGATAACCGAAGATGCAAGTCTCTTACAAACCATCACAGACAATCAGACAAATATTACAGATATCTATAATGAGTTATCTTATGAAGATTTGACAGAAGTGTTGAATAATTGGCTGAATCCAAGTGATGATGAAGAGACAGAAGAATCAGTAGAGGAAACCTCTAATACAACTGAGACTCCAAAAGCTACTGAGGATGTATCTTCAGCTTTTGACGATTTGTTCAATAAGTAAAAAAAGATGGGGGATACGATTCGCTCTATCCCCCTGTTTCTAATATAAGGAGAAGTGAATGTCTACAAGAGACACATTAGCCTCAGAACTTGCTTCAAGTCTAAATAAGCAGTTCAAGGATACGAAAGTTGCTTACTTCCTTGATGGTAGTGATACAACACCAACTGATATAAAAGATTTTATTTCTACAGGTTCCACGTTGTTAGATTTAGCAGTTGCTAATCGACCAAATGGTGGTATTGCTGTGGGTAGAATTACAGAAATCAATGGTTTAGAGTCAAGTGGTAAGTCGTTAGTAGGTGCACACCTACTTGCAGAAACTCAAAAGAAAGGTGGAGTTGCAGTATATATCGATACTGAAACCGCCGTAAGTCAAGATTTTCTAAAAGTAATTGGTGTGGATATAAATAGTATGTTATATCTACACTTAGAAACTGTAGAGGATATATTTCAGGCTATAGAAGAGATAGTTGTAAAAGTTCGTGAAAGTGATAAGAACAGATTGGTTACAATCCTTGTTGATTCATTAGCAGCAGCTTCAACAAAAGTTGAGATGGATGCAGATTTTGATAAAGATGGTTTTGCAACATCTAAAGCAATCATCATTTCTAAAGCTATGAGAAAAGTCACTCAAATGATTGGTAGACAAAAGATAGCGCTTGTGTTTACAAATCAGTTACGTCAAAAACTTGGAGTGATGTTTGGAGACCCGTGGACTACAAGTGGTGGAAAAGCATTACCATTCCATTCCTCTACAAGAATTAGACTAAAGAACAAAGGACAAATAAAGGACAAAAAGAATAATACAATCGGAATGACAATACTTGCACAAGTAATAAAAAATCGATTGGGTCCTCCTTTGAGAAGTTGTGAATTTCCACTTTATTTTGAAAGTGGTATCGATGATGTTGGTAGTTGGTTGAAAGTGATGAAAGACCATAAGATAGTAAAAGGTTCAGGTGCATGGTACACACTTGTAGACCACTTAGGTGAAGAACACAAGTTTCAATCCAAAGAGTTCGCTGAACTATTACAAGATGCAGAGCTCAAGGAATATGTTTATCAACAAATTTGCGAAAAGCTTGTTCTTCAATACGACATGAAAGATTTAGGAATTGATGATGTTGTGGAGACAGAAGAAGTATTAGATGACTAATGCAAGATATCTTTCAATCCTAAATGAGATAAAGAAAAAAGGTGGTTCGGTTGATTACGATGAACCGAACAAGCGAGTTCTAATAGTCGACGGCTTGAATACCTTTATAAGAGTATTCAGCGTAATGCCGACTGTGAACGAGAACGGAGTTCATGTTGGTGGCATAGTCGGATTCTTACAGAGTCTTGGATATGCCATCAATATGTTCAACCCATCAAGAGTAATCATAGTATTCGATGGTAAAGGTGGTAGTAGTAGACGAAGAAAGATATTTTCTGATTACAAGCAACGAAGACGTACATCGTATCGTGTCAATAGATTAGAGGGTTTAGAAAACCTTGAGGATGAGAAACGTAGTATGAGAGTACAACTACGTCGTATCGTTGATTACCTTGAACTATTACCTGTTACTTCAATATCAGTAGATGGAATAGAAGCAGATGATGCTATAGCGTATCTTACGAGAAACGCTTTAGGAGATGGTGATAAAATTATCATGTCAACTGATAAGGATTTTTTACAACTTGTCAACGACAACGTTAAAGTTTGGTCACCAACAAGAAAAAAATTGTATGATAAACAGAGTGTGTTAGAGGAGTATTGCGTGACGGCAAATAACTTTATAATGGCTAAAGTATTTGAAGGAGACAAATCCGATAATATAAACGGAGTAAAGGGAATCGCTACCAAAACTTTAGTAAAAAACATGCCTACTTTGGCTAACGAAGACAATACTTATACATTGGATGAAGTTTATAAATATGCTTTACAACATAAAGATGAGGGTGGTACTTTTTTTGTGAAAGTATTACAGAATAAAGAGTTGTTAGAGAGGAACTATAAACTTATGCAACTTTCGGATGTTGATATAAGTGGTTCAACTAAAACAAAGTTACTCGACATCGTTCGACAACCAATCAACCGACTTATCAAGTTCAAGTTCGAAAGTCAATTCATGGAAGATAGATTGTTTCAAAATCTTCCAAACATCAGTAGTTGGTTATCACAGACATTTACTACTTTAGATAAATACGCACAGGTTACAAATGGGTAGAAAGAAAATATATCACACCCAAAAAGAAAAGAAAGACGCACAACGAAAGTGGCAAATGGAATATTACCAACGTAACAGAGATGAGATATTAGAAAAAGCAAGAAAAAAATATAGAGATAAAAAAATTAGTATTTATAAAAGCCAAAAGTCAAAGAGTGTATATGGAGAGTAATAGTTTACAATCATTCGGAACAAGTTTCCAATCAAAAGTAATATCTTGTTTTCTGAATGATTCAGTTTATCTACAAACTATTATGGAGATAATCAAGCCTGAGTATTTCGAAAGTGATTCAAATAAGTGGTTAGTCGAAGAAATACAAAATTACTTTATAAAATATAAAACAACACCTACATTAGAAGCACTAAAAATATCTGTTGATTCAGTAGACAATGAAGTTCTAAAACTTAGTATTATTGAGGGTTTGAAAGATGCTTGGAGAAATAGAGAAGCTGCAGATTTAGAATTTGTAAAAGAAAAATCTCTTGACTTCTGTAAGAATCAAGTTCTAAAGTCAGCTATTATGGAAAGTGTAAATTTATTAGAAAATCAAAATTATGATGATATAAAGACTGTTATCGATAATGCTATGAAAGCAGGTACACCTGTCGATATAGGTCACGATTATAATGTTGGTATAGAGGAGAGGCTCACCAAAGCTACAAGGGTTACAATCAAAACGCCGTGGGATGTCATAAATGATATCATGGACGGTGGTTTAGGTGAGGGTGAGTTAGGAGTCGTAGTAGCGCCCGCAGGTATAGGAAAAACTTGGTTATTACAATGTATCGCTGCGGGCGCTGTAAAGAAAGGTTTTACAGCAGTTCATTATACTTTAGAGTTGAATGAAACTTATGTTGGTTTGAGATACGATGCAATATTTAGTGGTGTTACAACACAAAACATCAAGTATCAGAAAGATGATGTGAAAAAGATTATAGATACACTTGAGGGTCAACTTCTGATAAAATACTATCCAACACGTTCAGCTACAGTAAATACGCTTGATGCACATCTAAAACAATTAGAAATCAAAGGTATCAATCCTGATTTGATAGTTGTAGATTATGCAGATATCTTGAGAGATAATAGTGGTGCGAGAGAGATGAGACATCAGTTAGGTAGTATCTATGAAAATTTGAGGGGGTTAGCAGGTGAATGGAAAGTTCCAATATGGACTGCATCACAAGCTAATCGTTCAGCTTTAGAAGAAGAATATATTGACGCATCAAAAGTCGCAGAGGCTTATTCTAAAGTAATGACAGCTGATTTTGTCATGTCAATCAGTAGAAAGCCTGAAGACAAAATTAGTCACACCGCAAGAGCACACGTTATCAAAAATAGATTTGGGCAGGATGGTATAAACTATCCCATGACAATGAATACAAATATTGGTAAAATAGAAGTGCATGAAAGCTTGAGTTATTCAGGTAAAGAACAGCAAAAGAAGATGGATAATAGTAGTGAATTTCAACGGAGATTGTTAGCAAGTAAGTACAATGATATGAATGATACAAGCACAGATGGGTTTGAATAAAACTCATCAGAAAAATTTCATATAAATAGTAAAAAAAAATATATATTCAACTCATAAGAGAAGTATATATAATACTTATCTAATGTATACGGAAAACAAATAAATACAGGAGTTATTAGTGGACAAATTTCAGTTATCGGAAAAGTTTATAGACAAGTACAAGCGAAAGAAAGCACCCTTTGGTTTCAATGGATTAGGTGAGTTAGTTTATATGCGAACATATTCTCGTATCAAAGAGAATGGTAAAAATGAGAGATGGTGGGAAACCGTTCAACGAGTAGTTGAGGGAACCTACACAATGCAAAAGAATTGGATTGAATCACATCAGTTAGGTTGGAACGCTTGGCAAGCTCAGAAGTCAGCACAAGAAATGTATGAAAGAATATTCAACATGAAGTTTTTACCTCCTGGCCGTGGTTTGTGGGCTATGGGAACACCTGTAACAGAAGAAAAGGGATTATACGCAGCTCTGAATAATTGTGCATTCGTATCAACATCAACACTAAAAGAAGATTATTCCAAACCATTTTGTTTCCTTATGGATGCCTCTATGTTAGGTGTCGGTGTAGGGTTTGACACAAAAGGTGCAGGTGAAATAGTTATCAAGGGTATAAACAAAGATAGAACTGAAGAAGTATTCCAAATACCTGACACAAGAGAGGGTTGGGTAGAATCCCTCAGATTGTTATTAGAGAGTTATTTTCACGCTACATCATCAATAAAATTTGACTATAGTCTTATCAGACCTGCAGGAGAACCAATCAAAGGATTCGGTGGTGTTAGTTCAGGTCCTGAACCATTAGAGGAAGTTCACGAAGATATTAGAAAAGTATTAGAGAAAAATAGTGGGGAACCAATCACAGTAACTACGATCGTAGATATAATGAATCTAATCGGTAAATGTGTTGTAGCAGGTAATGTTAGAAGAACAGCAGAGATTGTATTTGGGGATCCTGATTCAGAAGAATACTTAGACTTGAAAAATTATGAAGTGAATCCACATCGTGACCAATATGGTTGGACATCTAATAATAGTATATTCGCTGAACTTGGTATGGATTATACAGAAGCAGCAAAAAGAATCGTAGACAATGGTGAGCCAGGTTTTGCTTGGTTAGATAATATGAGACATTACTCTCGTATGAAGAATGGTGGTGATGATAAAGATTATAGAGCTATGGGTGGTAATCCTTGTCTTGAACAAACACTTGAATCATATGAGTTGTGTTGTCTTGTAGAAACATTTCCAAGTAATCATGATGATTTTGAGGATTATGCTCGTACATTAAAATATGCATATCTTTATGCTAAAACAGTTACACTTGGTAGAACCCATTGGGCTGATACAAACAGAGTCATGTTGAGAAACAGAAGAATCGGTTGTTCAGTTAGTGGTGTCGCTCAGTTTATCACAAACAGAGGTCTCAATGAATTGAGAGATTGGTTGGAGAACGGATATGATGTCATTCAAGATTGGGATAAGATGTATTCAGATTGGTTTGCAGTACCACGTTCCATCAAAACTACTTCAGTTAAACCAAGTGGTACAGTCTCATTATTGGCTGGTGCTACTCCAGGCTTACATTATCCCGAAAGTAGATTTTATATAAGAAGAATTAGACTATCTAAACATTCAGATTTGATAGAGCCAATGAAAAAAGCAGGTTACAAGATAGAACCTGCGTTTGGTTCTGAGGATACAACTTGTGTTGTAGAAGTTCCTGTAGATGTTGGAGAGGGTATTAGGACAGCGGGGGAACTCTCCATATGGGAACAATTTAGTATAGCAGCATTTATGCAACGACATTGGGCAGATAATCAGGTGAGTTGCACAGTAACATTCGATCCTGAGACAGAGGGTAATCAAATAGAACCTTGTTTGAATTATTATCAATATCATCTAAAAGGTATATCATTGTTACCACGACATGATTATGGAGCTTACCCACAAATGCCTTATGAATCGATTGAAGAAAAAGAGTATAATAAACAAGTCAAAAAACTTGGTAAGTTATCTTTCGGTGTTATAAAAGCAGAAGAAGCCAACATAGAGAAATTCTGTGATGGTGATTTTTGTGATGTAGAGGTTATTCCAACACATGGTGATAACGATGACCAAGAATATGCAAATTAGGAGTACATAAATGCAAAAGTTAGAATACTTATGGTTGGACGGTTGTACACCAACAACAATCAGAAGTAAAACAAAGGTTGTAAAAGAGTTTTATCATAGAAATCACGAAGCACCTGAATGGGGATTCGACCCATTGTGGGGATTCGATGGAAGTTCAACACAACAAGCAAACGGAGATAATTCAGATTGTGTGTTGAAACCAATCAAGACTTACATAAACCCATTAGAAGAAAATAGCACAATTATCTTATGTGAAGTTTATAACGTAGATACATCACCACACGTTTCAAATACAAGAAAAAAATTAATTGATACTCTTGAAGATGGAGATGAAGAGTGGGTAGGTTTTGAACAAGAATATACTCTATTCAACAACAAAACAAGAAAACCTTTAGGTTGGCCTGAAATTGGTACACCACCACCACAAGGAGATTATTATTGTGGTAGAAATGCAGGAGAAAGTATCAGTAAAGAACATTTAGATGCTTGTATTGATGCAGGTATTAGTATTTGTGGTACAAATGCAGAAGTGATGTTAGGCCAATGGGAGTATCAGATTGGTGCAGGTAGAGCTGTAGATATGAGTGATGACTTATGGGTGGCTCGTTGGTTGTTAGAAAGAATTTGTGAGCAATATGACGTAACAGTATCTCTAAATCCAAAACCAATAGAGGGTGATTGGAATGGGGCAGGTTGTCATACAAACTTCTCTACGAAAGAGATGAGACAAGATGGTGGTTATGATAAAATAATCGAAGCTTGTGAGAAGTTATCTAAAAATCCACAAGAACATATTGATGTATATGGTGTAGATAATAATAAGAGACTCACAGGTTTGCATGAAACTTGTAGTATAACTGAGTTTCGTTATGGAATATCAGATAGAGGAGCTTCTATTCGTATTCCGTGGCAAGTTGGTGTAGAAAAACGTGGATACTTAGAAGACAGAAGACCATCTGCTAATTGTGACCCTTATTTAGTAAGTCAAAAACTAATTGAGACTGTATGTCGCTAAAAATTTCACATACCATACAGGCAGTAGACACACCTGTTGAAAAATGTGTCGTGTTAAATAATAACAAGGAGATTCGATATGAGAAATCGTAATCTAATTGCTATGATGATGACTCTACTAACACCGATGATGTTGTTTGCACAATCGGTAACAGGAAAAGTTACATCAGAAGCAGGAGACCCATTAGCTAACGCTAATATTGTTGTGGTAGGTACTGATATGGGTACTACTTCAAATGATTCAGGTGAATTTTCACTTGATTTGGAAGCAGGAAACTACACAATTACAGCGACAGTTATTGGATTCAAACCTTTATCACAAGAAGTGACAGTAGCAGATGCTGTAATTGATATGGCATTTGCACTTGAAATGAGTGTGATAGAGTTGTCAGACGTTGAAGTTCTAGCTTCAAGAGCTGACGAAAAAACACCTGTTGCTTACTCGATGGTAACAAAAGAGGATATGGAAGTACGTCTTGGTTCTCAAGATATTCCAATGGTTCTCAATACAACTCCATCGGTATATGCAACACAACAAGGTGGTGGTGCGGGTGATGCCCGTATCAATGTTCGTGGATTCAACCAAAGAAACGTAGCAGTTATGATTAATGGTGTACCTCAAAACGACATGGAAAATGGTTGGGTATATTGGTCTAATTGGGACGGTGTTGGTGACGCAGCTGCATCAATTCAGATGCAACGTGGTTTATCAGCAGTCAACCTAGCTACACCATCTATTGGTGGAACTATGAACATCATAACCGACCCTGCCGCTTTCGAAAGAGGTGGTAAGTATAAACAAGAGTTTGGTGCAGGTGGTTTCTTGAAAACTACTTTGAACTATAATACAGGTCTTATGATGAATGATAAGTTAGCACTTAGTGGTACACTTGTTCGTAAGACAGGTGATGGTATCATTGACGCTACTTGGACAGACGCTTGGGCATACTACATGGGAGCTACATATGCAATAAACGACGGACACAGAGTTGAAGCATATATAGTCGGTGCACCACAAAGACATGGACAGAATCTATATAAACAGAATATCGCTACCTACTCACAAGAGTTAGCAGGTGATATCGATGGATATGATGTCAGTGCTTTCGCAGAGGGTGCAAAGTTCGAAACCGAAGCAGGTCGTACATTCAACCAAAATTGGGGCTCAGTTAGTTCAGACTACAAGGGTAAACAATATTGGTATATGTATGGTGTCGGTGGTTTGTTTGATAAAGGACTA